CATACCTATATTGTTTTTTATTAGAATTCAATTAGAAGGATAGATAGCTGTCATCTGTGAAGTACTCCTTCTTGATGTGAGTGGCCGCATACCTAATGGCATCCATAGCATCGTCCCACAACTTGACTGGCTCATCTGTGATTTGGTCACCTATTTTTTTCCACTTATAGTTCTCGTACTCCTTCTTGATTGCTGGATGGTCTTCACAAAATATTCCAAATGTCTTGATGTTATCTATCCCTTGCTTGACTACCTTGTTAGCATTCTCAATGTAATAGCCAGCTCTATCAATTTCAGCTATGGTCTCAGGTCGAGAGTAGTCAGCTAGGATGTTGATGCTCTTCTCTATGCCTAGTTGGTCCATGCGAGCTATCAAGTCAGTAGTGGTCAAGTAGCTTTCATAGATGACTGGCTCAATGTAGATGTCTTTATCTCTCCAGTAGACTCTGACCAATGCTGTAGGGTGATTGTATCCAAAGTCTAAGCCATACACATAGGACGTGAACTTGGCTGGTCTATGCTTGACAAATGACCAATTGCTGTAGATGTTGCTCTTGCTGATAGCTTTCTCCCCTAGTGCATAAATCTGATATTGTGCCTCATCAGTACGCTTCAAGTCTTCAATTTGTCTCTTGATGCTCTCAGGTAGGAATGGATTGTCCTTGTAAGTTGACTTTATTAAGATGCTCTCTTCAGCTGGTAACTCATACAGCCACGAGTTGCTCTCAGATGGATTGTAGTCAAAGATTAGCTTTCCTTCTGTCCTCATATTGAGTTGAGTAAAGTCATCGTAATACAGCTCATTGGCTTCATTACACCATGCAAGGTCACGCTTCCTACCTCTTATCTTTTGTTCGTCATCAACTGAAAAAAACTCAACTATAGATCCATTGCCAAAGGTGTAGATGTGCTCTGACTTGTTATGTCTAGCCACGTCATAAATCTCAAGTGTCTTCATTATCTCTAAGAAGTCTCTCATGACAGTAGCTCTCAATGCTGGGAACGTCTTACGAATGATACTGACCACCTTGTTAGGATTCTGTAGGCAGTAGACAATTATCAGCTGACATAGTGAGTAGGTCTTGCTTGACCTTGAGCCACCCTCATTGATAATGAATCTATGACTTGAGTCATTTAGTGCCTGGTGATTCTTTTGAAAGATTACAGTTGAATTTAGCTCCATAGACAAATGATACCACTTAGTAGTAGTACTTGTATTTATATATTGTATTACTATTTAGTAGTAATAATATTAACCTTTATCTCAGAGATAGCTTCACCTTTTGTGGTAGTGTCAACTCGCTCAGTCAGGTTGTTTAGTCTCTGAGTTATGGATGGATTGTATTGTCCAACCATGCCACCTTCAATCTGATCATGTCGGATGGCTTCCTCTATGCGTGTACAGATTGTCACATATTCAATATATCTCTCATCCACATTAGCAAAATATTGATGTACTGTACATCCATTATCTGCTGCATAACTTCTGAAACCTACTTGAGTCAATGGTCTCTCTAATGGGATAGCAGTTGCCTCGCCAGTCTTATTAGAGAGTGAGTATTGATATCTAGGATTAGCTTTGCACCAATCTCTGTAAGATACAAATAAGTCCCACATTGCCTCAGGAGTAGCTATGTATTTATGCTTAGCCATTGTCTTGAGTGACCTTCTTAGTGCGTTTCTTTTTAACTGGGACATCCTCAACTGCTGTGTACTCAATAACAGTAGACTCAGGAGCTGTAGCAGTGACTACCTCTTCAAAGATATGCTTAAGTCCAATTGTCTGATAGTATTTCACTTTGCTTAGGTCAAGGTTGTTGACTACGATAGTCTTAGTGCCTTGGAATCTGTCATAGATTTTGACAGTTTTACCTACGAATTCTGGTTTGATTGTGTATTCCATAATGTTAGTCTTTATACCTATATTGTATCTCTTTTATATTTTGTTTTATTTCTTTGATTAGAAAGAATGCCGATGTGCTGTTGATGTTAAAATACTTAGCAAGAGCTGTCTGAGTAGAGTGCCCTTTGTCGTAATATGCCTCAAAGATAATCTTTTTTATTCTATCATCCAAAGAGTTGCGATATATCTCTACCATTGCCTTCTTGAAGTTATAGCTCTCTTCTAGGTTAACCTTATGCTCAATGTCGCTAGCATCATCCAGTGAGTCCTCAAGGTACTCATGTGATCTGTAGATGTCATCTTTTTTAGTCCTAGAGCCTTGCGTCCAAATGAGCTCATACTTAATTGTGTTGAGTAGATAGCTTTTAGCCTTGTCTTCTGTGATATTTTCTATCTGTAGCTTAGCACAATGAAGGTAAGCGTTGTTGATGACAGCATCAGCTTCTATAGAGCTAGGAATTTTGAGTCGCTGGATAAAGTGCTTGGTATATTTAAGCACCTCAAGGTAGTTGTTAGTCAAGTATTGGTCAAGCATTTTTTTCATACCACGATAAAAAGTCCTTATACCACACTTTCCTTCTAACTGTAGAGCAAAAGCACTCTTTATCAACAATACCAGTGTGAGCTACTTTAACCATCTTGAGCTGTGATAGTGACCTCTTTGTCATAGTCTCATTCTCAGGTAGATTTATGATAGACTCTACGAGTTGTATATCAGTTTCTGTAAGCATACTGCTGTGAGTGAAGTAGCACATGCTACAGTGAATGATTGTGAGTAGATGAGTGCTGTCCAAAATGACATACACTTCCAGCATCCTAGAGCAGTATGTAGCCAGTCAGGTAGTATGAATCTGTCAATGTATTTCTGAATGGGCTCGAAGTTAACAAACCACCAGGAGACTACTAACGAAGTAAAGAATGCTGTCATGTTGCGAATATACTAATTTTGAATGTACCATTTAAACCATTTCTCATAAAATGAGTCTTTAACAGTGTTGCCAGTCAGAAACCTAGACAATTGTGAGCCATTCACTCCAATGTCCTCAGCTATGTGTATCTGCTTGTATCTGTTAGTCATTCTCAGGTTAGTCTGTTCTATCATCCATTGCTTGATGGAGAAGTCCTTACTTGTTGCGATAGTGATAGTATGCATCTCTGATGAATCCATAGGTAAAATAAATTAGTATTATTATTGAAACGATTGTGACTCCTCTCTTGCCGAGGAAGTAGTGCATGCCATAGAAAAACAGCCCAAATGTAGCCATTAGGCATAGCACTACTATAATGTACTTAACTAATCTCATTAGAATAGCTTAGAGATAACTTTTAGAGCATTCAAGCTCACATAGTGAGTGCCATTGTATTCTCGACCTCTCAGCTCGAATGTTACCTCAACTTGTTCATTCACTTGGATAAAGTCAAGTAGGTCGATGTTGTCATTCACTAGTTGAAATTTTACCTCTTGTGGATACTTGTCATCAGGTTTACCTACCTTAAGGATAAACTCTTGCACTCTGAACTTCTCAGATACTTGCTTTGCTGGCAATTTGTTGATAATTACTCCAGTTGTTGTGTGTTGACTCATTTTGTTAATTTATATAGGTTTAAAAATCGTGCAGTTGTGCACTTGAATTCATTCATTGGGTTATCTGTAGTAGGCTTAGTTACTTGATAAACCACCATGCCAGCCTTATCTGAGATTGGCATCACTAACTGGTCTCTAGTTAGGTTAATGTACGTTTTGTTTAGTTCAATCATTTTGTTTTGTTTTAAAAGTTTCGTTGTAGTATTCTTCTGCTGATATTTCAGTTTTATACTGATACAATTCTGTTTCATAAGCATCCATTATCTGCTTCTTCTCCATTTCTTTGGCTTTTTTAAACATATCATACAATCTGTCATCATTTGATATATACCATCTTATTTCGTCCTCTAACCATTCTACTGCTGTCATTTCTTATTGTTTAAATTGTTAAATTCTTCTTTGCTTACTTTCCTAACATCTAGCTGGTCAATGTTATCTGTGACTAAGATACAATAATCATGACCTGACTTGTTGAACGTCTTAGCTGAGTATCTAGCATACTTGAGATTTTCTAGGCTTGACTCAATAATGAAATAGGATTTTTCCATTATTTACAGTTTAATTGTACAAAATATTCATTGTAGTACTCAGTACAAGCCAAAAGGCGCTCTCTAATGGACTCTTCTGTTGAAATGTTACGTTCGTACTGAAGTACTGTGATTCGTTTCTTAGGGTCAATGTGAGCTACCTTGTGGATAGATTTGTTATCCCAATCAGAAAGCAAGAAGTCATCTGTGTCAATCATGCAGTAGATTAATTCAGCTGATTCCTTATCACATAGCATCATGTAGCCTCTCAACTGCCACTCATAGTCTTTGTTGATTCCTTCTGCTGAGATAGCTGGGAAAGTCTCTAGTGACCATGATGTCTTGATGTCAATTATTGAATTGTCTAAGATGATGTCAGGTGTACCGATTAGACAGTCATTCTCAATAGTATCTCCATTCTTGATGTAGAATGTGTCTCTTACTTGATTGACTAGCTCAATAGACTCATGCTCCCAGTCAGTGCCTTTCTGCATTGCTTTAGTAGAGATAAAAGAGTTGTAGCCAAAGAAGTCCTCTTTTGCCTTGCTAGCGATATAAGACTTAGTAGTCTGTGATAGTATCTCTGACTTAGTGCGTGACTCAGTCATTAATTTTCCTAGTGATGATGGATGCCATTTCATAGTGCTTGTAATTGTTGTTTGGTTAATGTAAAATCTGCTTTCAATTTCTCTGCTGTGTACTTTCCTGATTCGATAGACTTAAGAGCCTCTTTGAATCTGTCATCTGTAAGTGATGGCTTAGCTGATGCACTAGCACTATTGCCATCATCATCTACAGCTTGAAGGCTCAATAGTGATTGTAAAGTTGCTCTACGGTAGTAAGTAGTAGCTCCAATCATTTTTTGTGGATCAATGTTGTCAGGTAGTGTCAACCAGCTTTCAATCATTTCACCAGTCTCAATGTCAATTATCTGAGTGCTCAGAA